CTTATCAGAGGCTAGCTTCCTTGAAACATCTTCCAGCCTTTGCGTCTCAGAATGTCGTAAGTGATTGCCTCGGAGTTGATCTCCCCCATGCTCAAGGTCCTATTGTAGTAAACGAAACCGCTCGACTCCCGCATACCACTGTAATGTCCTCATCCTGTCCTCATTTTCGTTTATGAACAGTTGCTATATTATGTCAGAAGCATGTGATGGATCATCATCAGGGTCAATGTGCTAGCTGTTTTGTAATAGCTGCTATTCAGCCTCGCGAACAGATAGCATCTACTGTTTCTTGAGAATGGCTTGCCTAGCGCCCGTTAACTCACTTGGCTTTTTGCCGCTGTTCATGAAAGCACGCACTTCAGCCGAGACTTACTTAACTTTCGGTCTCTTCTCAACGACATTGGACATACCGTTCAGTCTGTTGTTTTCCTTCAAAGAATTGGTCGCTTGCATGCCTCCCTTCAAGCCCAGGCGTATCATCAACCCATTTTGGGTGACAAAGGATCTAGTTTGTGCCACGCTGCGTGCAAGCTTGGTCAACTCATGCATTGGCATGCGCATTATCTCGTCTTGGCTGACCCATAAACCATGGATAGAGCATGCACCACCTAGCTTGACAATTGGATTTTTATACATCTGCACACGAGCATTGGTACCTATGTACTCAGTGACTTGGGCAAACGAGTTGATCACAACGTTTGCGGAGTCAAAGGTGTTCCAAGTGAGATTATCCTACTATAGCGATTGAGCTTCATCACTGCCAGGAGTGATTGCTGTCATTTCAGTGCGCATGACCTCGACAGTCTGGACAAATTGTTTATTGATCTCGTCATTGTAGATCAAAAGAACACTTGGTTTTGGAGCCCACATTTGTACCTGGACCATGTTATCATAGTCCCAGACAAAATCAAGCCCGACGCCCTTGTAATCGGTGTATGTCCCCGTGTTTACGTATGACATTAAGTAGTATGATGTCATTTTGGCAGTTGCCATCAGCAGAGGATTGTAGAAGGACTCATTTCCTATGTCATAAGGAACTTGATTGGCAAATTTGTATCTAGCAATCATAGTGCCAGTCAAAGCCTCATTCTGGTCATGCAAATACCGTATGTTCCTCTGGTAATTGTCTTGTCTGCATACATCCCCCTTAAGCCATATAGCAGATATCTGGACTGTTGCGAACTTCTCGAAAGTGTATTCCCAGTCACGGGTTTCAGGCTTGCCATCAAATTGTCGCCAGTTCATGTACTCATTAATCCTCGCAGCATAGAAAAACACTTGATCACGGTCAACCCACTTATCGGGGTTGCCCCAGCAATAGATTTCAGCAAACATCGGTTCAGCACGCTAGCATGCATTGGCCGACTCAATCATCAGGAATCGTGCATCCTTTTCGCCAGCGAATGACACGATGTTGGTCCATG